CAAAAAGTTCTGGTGCTTCGTACCCTCTAGAGCTTAATAGGCGCTCAGCAAAAGGTAGGGGTTTTTCATAGGAATTGTCATCTGGATAGTTTATATCTTTTAAGCGAGGAAGTTTTTCTATCTGAAGATATAAATCATCAAAATAGCTAGCTAGTATTTGAGTTAAATATTTTAAATTATTTGATGATGTTTCATCTTCTTCTGCGATCCAACCAGGCAAAGATTTATATATTGAAACAACATTTTCATGATCGTGCGCTGAGCCCGTTACTTGTTTTTGAGCGAGCAAAGATGAAACTTCCGGATGATAAGGATATATAATCGGATCTTTAAATTCTTTTGTTGCAACTCCAGCTAAAACGGCGGCAGAACCTGTGTTTCTTGATTCAGAAGAAGTATAGTTTATAAATACACCGTTAGAAACGCGTCCGGAATAGTCTAAAACTGCCCTGTCAGTTGAAGTTACACCCGTGATCCCTTCGTTGAATTTAAAATATACACCCAAATCTACTTTATTAGATATATCGTCATATTTCACGTTATCGGTGTTTGTACCGCCGCCGACCTGATCTAGATAAAAACGACCAATTTGTTGCGGTGATCTTTCTGTCTTCCAATATCTAAATTCATCAAAAGAGGCCGATGCAACATTTCCCCAACCGGGCCCTTGTATTCCATCTTCGTTGGCAGCTGCTTGAGCACCCAAGGCGCCTTTCATGGCGCCGGCAGCTGCAGTATAAGCAGCAGAATGCGTGTCAGTGTCTTTTATTTGACCATTCAAATATAATTTAGTTTCTGTTGTGGTGCCTTTATTTTTAAGGGTTACCGCATAGTGCTTCCAGACCCCGTCTGAAATGCTTGCTCCGGAGTCCAAGGAGAACAATTTAGAATATCCCAGATGTGAATAAAGCCAAACCCCGAGTGCACTAGATGTTTCTGAGCCGTCAACACTTGTTAATAATTTAATAGAAAGATAATTGATTGTTTCGCCGGCGGCATTCAAACAAACATTGTCAAATAAAGTTTCATATGCCTGCGCATGGCCCGGGCCATCTTTTTTCATCCAGAATTCTACAGTGACACCTTTGTCTAAATCTAGTTCAAGGTTGTTTGTTCTTTGGCTAGCGGTGTGATATATATTTGCTTTTGAAATTCCTTTTTTACTCGGCCCAGCAGAAAAATCACTTTTATAATCACCAGATGGATCTGCGTTTGGGCCGCCGTTAAAAGAAATATATTGTGGCAAGCTACTAGAATACGAGTTAAAAGCTGCCGAGCCTACATAGGTACTAGAATTTAAATTAAATGTTACATACCCATTTGTTCTTGGATATTCATTTTCAAAAAGAAATAGGTCTAGATAAGTACTTTCATTTTCCCATTCTATTTTTTCAGCTTGAGAGCCATCGTAAGGATATGTTTGGTATATTCTTTTTATAGCAGTATCATAATACTCTTCGGCCAGGCCAAAGCGAGCAAAATTAGATGCGGTCATAAAATCAACATCTGGAATGAAACGGTCTCTTCTATTTGAATAAACTTCTATATGTCTGGACGATTCAACATCAGCAGCTAGATCATTCTGAGTTTTGTTTTTTACAAATTTTAATGAGTGACCTTTGTCAAATAAATCTTTTATGCTCATAAAGTTATTCCAACCGTAGTTTCATATAGTTAATTATCTTCAACTCTAAATTTAAACACCTCTTCTTGTTCTCGCCATTGGCCGGCTGAATAAAAAGATAGCTTTATGCCGTACATATAACCAGGTTCTAACAATAACATGTCTAAATCAAAATAACTACCTGAGTTGTCATAAGACAAATATGTATGATAAGTCGCGCTTCCAGTAGAGTTGTTGACAACTGTGTATTCATCGACCATCCTTATAACTTCAAAAGATGCGCTTGGTATAATTGTGTTTTCGATTTCTTGGCTAGCCACTGTATATATTGTAGGGCTAAAATTTCTAGGTCTTGTAAAAACTCTGAAGCGTGCTTGTTCATTTTTTATATATTTTGGCTTTATATTTGTAATTTTTGTTGTGTATTGGTTGTACTGGTTCCAATCTGGTGATTCTAAAGTCTTAGGTTTTATTGAACCAGTATTATACTCAATACTCGCGCTATGCCAAACGTCATAGGTTGTTTTTAATGTTGATGAGCCAGTAAATGCAAAAGAAGCGGAATATATACCTGTTGACACCCAACCTCCAGTAACATTAAACTGATTTATAACATTAACACCGTCACCATTTTCTCCGTCTATGCTTAATTTTAATTTTGAGCCGGATGGAGAGTCATCTGCCGCGGAACCTGAATAAAGACTAAGAGAAATGAACCCTGTGCCAACAGCAGGTATATTTTTAAGTTCACCTCTTACATAATTATAAAGATATAAGGTATTTAAATTATCTTCTGCGGGCGCCAGCGAACTGCTATAGTAAAAACTGCCTCTCTGATCTTCCACTCTTGAATCCCATCTAGCTTCGATACAAGGTTTTTTGAAGAAAAACTCGCTGGATCTAGAAAAAAATCTTTTTGTATAATAACTTTTTGTGGCGCCAGAGGCATTATGTGATACGTCGCTGTCAGAACCTGTTGTATAGGCTTCTTGTGTTGACGCAAGGTGAACGCCTAGGCCATAGTTTGGTTGTGTACCTGCAATCCACTCTTCTACAACTTCAGTAATGTCTAACTCTAAATTTTCGTAGCCTTCGTCAAAAGTATAGCTGTAATTTGGCATTGTTTTATTAGCTCTTGTGTATGCAGAAGAGTGATAATCGCCACCGATTGTTACCCATCTTCCATTTCCACCAGAAAACTGACCGCTTACAGTTATAACACTGTCGCTGACCGCTGTACCAGATATGTCTGCAACTTCATTGCCGGCTAAGCCTTTTGTGGTTTGCTCTAAAGTAACTGTTGCCGTCGCGACCGATGCAGTTATATTGAGAGTGGAAGCCGCTTCGGCTAAATTTATAGCTGCAGCTATATTTGTTGCAAATTGATTTGCGTTACTATTTGCATTTCCAAACGCTATATTTGTTGCTGTAGATGTTGAGATGCTGTTGTCAATCAAGAAATTTACAGAATTTCCTGCAATGTCTGTTACAAGCAGTCTTCGAGTATTGGCTTGACCAGCTGTCTTGCTCAGCGCGACTAGAGTTGCAGTTGCTGCAGCAATAGTACCATTTGCATTTTTCCAATTTGACCCTTCGCCGTCATTCGTTTTATCTTCATAAGATTCCATGTTTAAGCCAGTTCCTTCTTCCCATGAAGATGAGATGGCTAAAACATTAACTGTAAGGTCTTTAGCTAATTGCTCTGAGTGTCTGGCGTTGAACATTCTTAAATAAAAATTTACGCTTCCGGAGCTAGGGATTGTGCCGGCGGTGCGATCTGAGCTTATTGTGCTGACTGGAAATTGTGTTATAACTCTTGACAGTTCTGCAGAAGATGTTGTTTGCTGACCATATATTGAAAAAACCTCTAATATGTCTGCAGCTCCCATGTTTGAGCCAGTAGCGCGCGTGGAAAGGTTTAGTTTATACGCGTTTGTTATCGTATTGTCCTTGTCAGCAACATATTTTTTAATAGCCATTATTTAATAGTCCCTTTAATGTCTAAATTAGGATATTTTAGCTCGTATATTGCATTTTCTGGAGCGTATAATATTCTTCCATCTGCTGATACATAGTGTCTTATACTAAGAGATTCATCTGAATATAAGCCTCCAGATTCATTTGTTATTTCAACGTTAGTAACATCAACAATCTCGTCTAGATTGTTTAATTTGTCGTAGATTTTTGTTATATATATCGGTTGTCCTATATCTAACTGTTCTTCAAACATGTTCTGTATTTCTGTTATTGCTGTATTTAACGCCTCTAATTTGTCTTGAGAATAGTCTGTAACAGCAGTAAAATTAATTCTTATATTATATATTTTTGGATCTAGTATATCGATTGTGTCGTTTATCATCCTGTACTGATTAATCCAAGTTTTAACATTATTTTTCAAAACTTGGCTGCAGTTTATTAATTTTTTATCAGCATCTTCAGAAAGAAGGTAAAAATTTAAATTTCTTTTAAACGAGTCGTGATCCCTAATAATTTTTGCTCTTTTGATACCTCCAAAATGTGAAGGCATTCTGTACACCAAGGCTTCGTAATCATTTGCCGTAACTGCTCTGTTTTGCGAAGCAAAAACATCGTTGACTCTTTGTTTCAGTTCTGCAACTGTTGGTATACTAACGTCACCAGTTATTGGTTTTTCGTTTAAAACTTCTAAACTGTCTCTTACAAACAATATTTTTGTTTCATTTGTGGCCTCACTTTTAAACACAAGTAATGGACTTACTATTCCAGTTAAAGTTCTAGTTGCCGCATTAACATTATCCGACGTGTTTGTTCTGTAGGTTATTGTCAGTGTTGTATTTGCAGGCGCAATTCCAAATTTGTCCGTCTCTAAAAGTTTCGAAGGATCAAAAGTTGCATCAGTTTCGTAATCTCTTCCGTGCATTTTTAACACTACATTTGAAGGGTGTGTAGTATTATCATCTTTTAACGAAGATTCCGAGCCATAACCAAACTTTATGTTGATTACGCCATTCCTATTAAACACGGCATATCTACGAGGGGCGGAAGTGGTAACAATTATATTTGGTACATTTTTTCTTGTTGTTGAGTCTTTGTTAACCACAGATCTAAAAATTGTGTCTTGAGACAGATAGTCGACTTGAAAATATTCGTGGCCTTCGGCGTCCGTAACAGATACAATTTCTGTTATGTTTGGGTCTGACAAAGAAACAGTTAAAAATCTTGTGAAATCACCAACGTTAACTGCTTGCTGATCAAGTTCTCCGGAAATTACGCGGCCCATCGCTTTAATCGCGAACGACGTAGCTTTCCCATCTTGCGCGTCGGAAGTGGCCACCACAATTTCGTTGTTTGGGTTAGCAAAGTCTATGTCATTGATTAAAGCGAAAACTTGGCCGGCGTTAGTGGTAAATTTACTGCCTTTCGCTAACACGGGTAGGTAGTCGGTGTCTGGCGAAGAACCATTTGTTTCAACGGGTGCCAACATATAAAGAGAAACTTCACCAAAAGAGTTTGATCTCAAAGGCCTGTGGTATCCAACTTGTTCCCCCAATCTTAAAACGTTGTTATACTCGACCGCGGTATCAAGAAACGATTCGTTAGCTTGGTAGTCTAGATAAAAAGACAAAACATCACCGACATAAGACACTGTATCAAGCATTAAAGAACCAAAAGAAGCTTCTGAAAAATCCTTATGTATATCCGGGTAGTATCTTTTAACATATTCAACCAGACCGGATTTAATACTATTAAACTCTCTGTTGGTGTATTTTATTATCTTTTTATCTTTTTTTGGCATTTTAGCTTATGTCCTCAGAATTTATTATGATAGTCGACGAAAGGTTGATGCTCGGTACTTCGTATTCTATTGAAATAGATAATACGTTGGTATCATCAGCAAATTCAGGACTAACGTTATGATTAAACTGGATTTTGTTTATCTTTATAAACGGCATATATCTTGCCACTTGGCCATCTATCCTTTGTCTTATCAAAGGTACTGCATGTTTTTTAGGTTCAAAAAGAAAGTGTCTTAGACCTACTCCAAAATCAGATATCATAACTCTCTCACCGGGCGAAGTTAACAGAAGATTTTTAAAATTTTGTTTTACTTCTTCTAGGTACGTGGTTATTAACCCATAAGTTCCAAACGACGAGTCTCTTTGTAAAGGTATTTTTGGGCCCAAGCCGTTCATTATTTTTTCCTCTTAATTTTATGTTCTACAATTCTTCTTCACAATTTGGATCATTATTCAAATTTTGCATGTCATCATGTGTTTTTTCTTCTATCGCATCTATAAGTAGTAACGCAAGATAAATCATGCCAGGAACTGTGCTCGGTGGGCCGCCGAAAAATGGTGGAGGAACAATGCCTCCGCCCATCCAAATGATTGATGGCATCATTGATGCCCAGAGACCTGGTAAAAGAAAGGGAGACTGAAACACTTCTTTTAAAGTCTCGTCGGCTTCTTTTAATTTTTCTTCAAACCCATCCGTTAACTTCTGTTTTTCTTCTTCGAGTACGCTTAGTTGATTTTTAGCTGTAATATAATCTTTCTGTAATTGTTGAAGATCTTTAAACTCCGCTTCAAAAGCTTCCCAGAGATCTTTGGTATCCTCATCCGCTTCTTCAAGAAGTGTGTCTTTTACATCTTCAACAATTTCAAATTTCCAATTTGCTATGTCAGGTGCACTAGTTTCAACATTAACTGCTGGACTAAAAGGCGGTGGCACTGCAGCTGCTACCAACCCAGCAGACATCCCTATTTGCATTTCTAGTTGAGCCATTATTTGTTTAGCAATATCTATTCCTTTCTGCATTGTTTGTTTTGCTATTTGTACGCCGGCCTTAATAGCTGCGACAGTGGCAAAAACAACCGCGTTCGCGATATCAATAACAGCTTTCGAAATTGCGACCGCAGGGTCAGTAACTTCTACAAACCCTTTCAAAATAAGTAAGGGTGTCTTATAGATAATTTTTAGCATTTCTTTCGTTAGATCAGGATCTTTACCTGTAGTACCTCTGTTGTCAGCGGTGTTGACAGTTTGCAAGAAATTAATAACTGAATCTGGAGTGTGTTTATAATCATTTGATTCGAATAAAGCCTGAATAATCACCTTTAGGCTTCTCTTTGTTTCTTCTAACACAATAGTAGGTTCAGGAATAAATTTGCTCAATCCATCTGTAGCTACAATAAAAGGCAACGTCATGTATCTCTTCATCGGGAAGAAATATTCGAACATAATCTTAAACTCTCCAGATTCTTTTATATCGTCTAACATATCGTTTGCTAAATTTTTATAAAAGAATTGATCCCAACTTTTTGTGATTTGCCAAACAGCGTCTCTGTTTTCTTGTTTCAATAAATCTGCGATCTCAACCGACGGCGAAAACAATTTTTCAGACCACCAGCCCAGCTCTTCGATCGGGTACGCGTCGCTCTCTCCAACCGAAAAAGTTGTCATCCCTGTACCGGTCTTCGTGTGGAACTTAATTTCTCTTTCCGTCTCGAATAGTGGAATCTGTAATTCTTTTAATACTTGTGTAGCACCTGGGGTATTTAAAAAAATCTCTGCGGTGTTCAATGGTGCCGT